GGGGGTATCCCCCCTACCGAGGTGGTTTTAACAACTTTGCCTACTTCACACTAAGGGACGTAAGTCGGAGTTGCCATGTCAGATTATCCCTATTGGGATTCTCTTCTCGAACCGTATGACTTTGGTCAACCGTTCGATCTTGGCAACGTACTTACCAGAGGTGTGGCTTTCATTGCTAGCAAATTCTGGACGCCAGAACAGATAAGGTCCGCGAGCTTAGCTCTCGATCCTTTCTCAGTATTTCGTCCAGACGTTAACAATGTAGCACTTGTCAACCGCTATAGGTCAAGGATGGTTGTTCCTGTAAAGAAAGCGAGGTACGAAATCCGTACCTCAATTTCCCGCAGTGCAACTACTCCTCTCACCCCTTCCCCGGATGATAATCCTCGGAATAGGATGAGCCCACAGTGGTCGGCTTGGTCTAATACTAGTACAACGTCTGTGAAAGCTTCACAGGAACCACTGTACGAGTATTGTTTGGATACTGCTAAGTCTACGCGTAAGGACGAAGAGACACAGGGCGAGCTTGAAAAGCTCGAATTCTCTGTCCATTCTCCTTCGCGCTCTTGGCAAGTAACAAATCAAGACCTGACGCAGATTACTACGTCGCCGTGGATTCCTATGAATCTTTCTGCGACTGTTAATATGCGTCGCCGACAATTTGTCGGTCCCTCTGGTAGGCTTACTCAGGCGCAAATCAATAGCCTCATGAACGCAGAGAACAATAACTTCAACCTGCAGTTCGGACAGAAAGCATTGTTTATGCTTTCTAAATCCTTACCGCAGAGTCGTCGTTTTGGTCTCTTCCGTTCATTGGTTGAGCTTCGGGATCTACCGCATACCTTAAAGTCTATCTTTGACTTTAGGCTTTCGGATTTGAACGCTGCTCGTACTGCTGATGCCTATCTCACTGCTGAGTTCGGTATCAAGCCAGTCATTGATGACCTCCTGAAGTTGTTGAAAACTCCTCAGAAGGTGTCTCAAAGGGTTAATCGCCTGATGAGTCGCAGGAATCAACCAACAACGTTTCGGTTCAAAACCTATTGGGATGAACCGATCCCTAATCCGCCGGCGTTTAGCTACGATGCTATGCAAGAAGAACTTAACCCTTCAACGCATACGACTGCCACTCGTCGAGTGACACTTCGTTCTGCGGTGAATGCTAATGTTCGACTGCCTAACATAGCTGCACCTCTCCTAAGAACCGAACTTTACGATCGGTTAATGGGGACGCTGCCACGTTACCAGGATTTTTACAAATTGTATCCCTGGACGTGGTTGTTTGATTGGTTTACCGGTCTTGGTGATTATCTCGAATGTATCGATTTAATCAACTCAGACGATTCACTAATCAACTATGGTTTCTTTACCTACCTTTCTGAGGGTAAAGTCACTACAGCCTATCGTGCAAACGCTACCGGTCTCAAGCGTGTAACGATCGATGGAATTGTGACTGCTGAGGAGAACATTGATTCTCCCATCAATCATAGTTCTGTTCTAAGTTACACTTTCCAAAAGCGAAAATCGCTTGGGGCTGCCAACGGTGTGAAGTTAGTTCAAGATGTAGGATCTCTTTCTACATCTCAACAAACTATCTTAGGTGCCTTGTTCGCACAAGCCCTTCGATGACGCGTGCACACATGGTGTGTGTACGTCAACTTTGACTTGGAGACGTCATGCTTCCCGATCCCGTTGACATTGCTGCGCACAGTCCAACTGCCGCCCTCACCTTCCGGGTGAAAAAGCAGATACCTGGTACTGTGTTTGGAACCGAACGTCAGGATGATACTGGTGCTTTCACCATTCTCACCACTCACGAACGGAATCCGGGCGCCAATCGGCATTACATTAAAGTAACGCAGACTAAGGACGCTACGGATCCGTACAGCGGAACTACGAAGAAGAAAACTTCGTATGTTTCGATGTCGGTTTCTGTGTCGCCGTTCGGCTGGACAGCGGCTGAAGCCGCTGCACTAGTCGCCGTGCTGACAGACTACCTCGCAGACAGTCAGGTCACTGTCGCGAATTTCCTTAACTTTGAATCGTAAGATTCTTGGTTTGGATCTACGCGACTGGGGTCTTTTCCTACTGTGTGTACTTAGGCATTTGTTACAAGTGCCTAAGAGACATACTCGCAGGAGGACAAAGAGACGGATCAGCATGACTCGGAAACGCCTATCTCATGGAGAAGACGTTGAAAAGTCCGATCGATCTCCTGTCAGACCTTCTGATTGACATTGGAAGGTTTGACCCTGGTGTGAGAGGCCTTGATCGTGATCTTCTTACGATCAAGTCTCGGTTCGAAAAAGAGGGCATCGGTTTCTTGACCGTTGCACTCCCTTCTTTCGGAAAAGCCTTTGATAAGGCTCTTGCCGCGAGAAGGCTCTCACCTCTCGTAGGATTTGGCACCCTACGGAAGGGGAACATCCCGAAACTCTTTTCGGGTATGCTCTCAGAGCTTTTCGACCCTATCACGGGTATTCTTGTAGAGAAGCCTTCTCTCTCGATTATCAAATCGGTGAGACAGGTTTGTTACCTCTACAAGAAACTTCAGTTAACCCAGAAAAACGAGCGCAAGCTCGATTTAGCGGCTAAACTGAAGTTCTGGAAAACTGATGAGGCCATCGCTCGAGTAAACATCGAGCCACGTCTCCTCAGTCACTTCCACCGAGTTTGTACCTATATTCTTCCAAACCTTGACGGTGAAGAAGATTTGAAGTACAAAAACGGGCCCGGTGCTGTTGCCGAGAAGGTCTTGTCCAATGGTAAATGGACATCCATCTTTAAAGAGATCACCTCTGGTGACTTCGATATCGATGGTCTTGGTTTAGACGGCGTAGTCCAATGGACGAATCCGCTTAACCAAGAGAGTCGGCAACAGAATGCTCCCAGTCGCCTTGCCAGGTTAGTAACCGTTCCTAAAAGCGCAACAGCTCGAAGAACGATTACAATCGAACCTGCTATACATCAGTATGTACAGCAGGGTCTCAATGATAGGTTGCGTAGGGAAATCCTTCGTTGCCCAATCTTGAGACAGTGCCTGGCATTAACCGATCAGAGCAAGAATCAAAAGCTTGCTCTAGACGGCTCTCTTACCACTGAATGGACGACCCTTGACTTGTCTTCAGCGTCTGATCTTCTCAGTTGTGATACTGTGAAGAGGACGTTCTGGAAACATACATCTTTTACTGAAAAGATGTTTAGGTGTCGAACCAACGCCATCGACGATGGTAAATCCCATCGCGCAATGGAGAAGTTTGGTGGTATGGGTAACGCATTAACATTTCCGGTCCAGTCAGTTGTTTTTGCAATGCTTTGCATTGCAGCTATAACTGACATGCGTCGGCGTGAGCCGAAGTACCGGGATGTTTTGCGTGCGGCTGGAAGTGTGAGAGTGTACGGTGATGATATCATCGTACGCACCTCGTGCTTTCACCAGGTAGTCTACTGGTTCGAGTCTTTCGGTTTTATCATCAACCAAGACAAGACGTTCTCTGAAGGAAACTTCAGGGAGTCATGTGGAGTTGATGCTTTTATGGGAGTTGATGTAACCCCCATTTACCTTAAGCTCGATCCATCTTCCAAACTGGACCCCACTTCGAGAGTAAGACTCGTAGAAACTAGTAATGCCTTGTGGCATAACTGTTACTATAGTCTTAGCACTGCCTTAATCTCTGATCAAAAGTGTAAGTTCTTTAAGAACCTACCGCTCAAGACGCGAGATGACGGGTTTGTGGGTCTGGAAAATCGATTGAATGCGCGTACTTTCACTTCGTGGAGTAAGCGCTATCAACGCCCTGTAACAAGGGCTTATCAAGTTAAATCCTTATTCTTTAAGGACGAACTTGACGATCTTCCAGCTCTTCTCAAGTCTCTCACTACCCCATTGATTGGGCGTGAGAAATCACACTTGAGTCGTGTATCCAGGAAGTACTCAACGCGCGTCGTTACCATGACGCACTAGAGTACTTTTGGAGGTTGCCATCGATTTATCGATGAAGTCTAACTCAGCTTTCTGAGTTAGCCAGGGAGGATTCTAGAAGGCTCATTCACTTATGTGTCTGAAACCAACTAGAGTTGTTCCGGGTGAAATTCCCGGAGCATGCGTTTGCTCGCGGACGCTTAGGAGTAGGAAACTATTCCTACCGATAAGCGGGCGACGTGCAATTGCAGGGCC